ACTTACCTGCAAAAGACCATAATATTCACACAACAAGAAGTATTTGGGATGTATATAAACATGTCTTTTATGGAACTTGGGAAAATTATATGAGTGATGAACCTGGTAGTCATAGAATGAATGAGACTATTGATTATGAACCTCTTCGTGACTTTCCTGTATCATACTTTACCAAACTTATGACTGGTGATCGAACAGAAAGAAAGTTGGTAGATTTTTATCATGCACTTCATGACCATGTTATATCAAAAGGTTATAAGTCTGTAGGTGATTGTTATATTGGATGGAAAACCCGAAAGAAAAGTCTAAGTGGGTTATATAAAACACTTGTATCCGAGTTTGATGTAAAGTTTCTATTGATAGCAAGAGATCCTATACGTCGAGCTAACTCATATTATCTTTTTCAAACACAAAGACATATGGATGACAAAGAAATTTGCACATGTGATTTAAGTTTTCCTAATTACATAGACAATCTCAAGCTTGCTCATAAACTATTTGGCGAAGATAACGTGCATCTAATTGTCATGGAGGAACTCTGGGAAGGCGATGGCACTGCTAAAAAACAACTATCACAATTTTTAGATTACCCTATCACAGACCTGTGGAAAAACCTATATGCTCCAGACAGAGGTCACCTCATAAAATTTGATAAAGATGTACCTTGTCAGTCGTACGGGCAGTCTCTGGGAGAACTAACTCCTGAAAATTATTATCATTACAAGGAGAAATATAAATACATTTACGATTCATGGGAAGATACCTTCGGTTCTCTTCCTCTGCATTGGGGACAACCAATAACTTACTCATGAAACCAAAAATGCTCCTCGTGGGTGGATTTAGCTGGTCAGCAACTTCACCTCTGGTATACACTCTTCAACGTAATGCTAAGTATGCTCACTTTGGGTATACAAAGCAGTTTAAGTATCTTGGACCAGAAGGTAGACCTGAATCATCTAGAAATATTTCCGACATCTACGAACATGTGCGTAATGGTACATGGGAGAACTATAAGAGTGACGAACCAGGCACTCATCGGATGAATCTCACTGTGGATCTTGAACCACTTAGTGATTTTCCTGTATCACACTTTACTAAACTGATGGATGGTGACCACACCACATCAAAGTACATGGATTTCTATCATGCACTTCATGATCATGTTATTAGTAAAGGTTATAAGTCTGTAGGTGATTGTTATATGGGTTACAAAACAATGAGAGAGGATCTTAAGGAATTCTATGATACACTCAAGTCTGAGTTTGATGTCAAGGTTCTTCTGATTGCAAGAGATCCCGTTCGTCGTGCTTTTTCAGAATATCTTTATAGTAAACTCAAAACTCCTCGACCACTTGTTGTTATGAATTATACAAAGGTGATCGACCACATTTCATCAATCTTTGATGACGTACATGTTACTGTTATGGAAGAACTGTGGGAGGGAGATGCAAAAAAACAACTCTCAGACTTCTTAGATCATCCTGTAACTGATCTGTGGAAAAACCTTTACTCTCCTGACAAAGGTCATCTTGTTGAACATGATGATGATGTTCCCTGTCAGGCATTCGGACAGGAATTAGAGGAACTTACAACTGACAAGTATAACTCTATTAAAGACCAATATCAAGCTGAATACGATTTATGGAAAGATAGATATGGTTCTTTACCTAGGCAGTGGGGAGAACCTTTAGATTATAAATTTGATTACTGGCACATCTAATATGAAAATTTATTATGATCCTTGGGAATATGGTCTTATTGATAATTTTTTATCACCAGAAAGATTCAAAGTTATTGAAGATTTAGCGAAAATTGAGTTTGAAAGGTATAAAAAAGAAGGTATCAATTGTCGTAGCAATAAGTATGCGAGATATGTAAAAGATGATTTGATTCCTGAAATTACAAAGGATATAATGAATTTTCAAGAACATAGAGATTATAAAAAATTAGTAAAATTGAATCATTGGGCAATAGTACCCCCACATGTAAAATATCCAACTCATATCGACAATACTTCAAGAATACATACTTCAATATTATATGTGAGTCCTGAAAAAAACATTGGTACTATCTTATGCGACAATCCGTCAACAAACGATGACGGAGATCACGGTCAACCAGATCAACCGACAAAAAGGGAACTAGAAGTAGAGTGGAAACCAAATAGATTGTTCTCACACAATCCAAGACCAAAAACATGGCACAGATATATGGCAGGTGACACTGAAAGGGTGAACTTGACTATATTTTTTGCTGATCCTGATGAGATAAGATCTCACAGATCGGACTTTGATTATTTTATAGAATGTGACTAAACCAATCCTTCATATAAACGCAGGGGTAGGGTGGTCTGCCACAAAACCTCTATGCTACACTCTTGATAACGTGGGTTATGGTCATCATAACTTCACAAGCGATAAAAAGGGTTCGACGACAGAACCTAATATGTTATATTACTTGTATGAGAGAAAATATAAACCAGTTCATGCGAGATACTATTGGCACACTGATCATAAACATAGAAAGTTTGATTTTGTGAGAAAAAATACCACATTACCTTGGTATATTCAGTATATGAAGAGTAAGGTAGTAGATAGTCATAAAGGTGTTTGTGATTTTTCAAATAGCAATGGTGATCTACCTGATTACTTTCTCAAAGAGATAGCACCTGCGTTAGAAGAAGAATTTGATGTAAGAGTTACGATGATTTGGAGGCATCCTGTTCGTAGATCATATTCACAAATTTCAGCGTGGTATAAAATGAGCACTGAAAATGATAAAGCTTATGAGGGGTGGAAAATAAGAGATCCAGCAAAACTTGCTCATTGGCAGATGATAAAGCAGCAGTATCCTGACAGTATTTCTTTTTGGAAATCAAAATTAGATCGTCCAGAACCTTATCTGGTGCCAGATTACATCAAAAATTTGAATAATTGGAAATCAGCTTTTAAAAAGGTGTATCCTATTATTATGGAAGAAGTGTGGGAAGATCCAAGTGGGTTATCTGATTTTCTAGGTATGAAAATTGACAGAATGCATGATAACGTATATTTTCCAGAGAGGGGAACAAGCAGACCAGAAATAGAGGGTCTAAGAGATCAATGGAGTTCCGATATGCAAGATTTGTCTGATGATGATTTACAATACGGTAGAAATAAGTTATCATGGGTTTATAATAACTTTAAATCATACTTTAATTACATACCGAGTCAATGGGAAAGATAAAACTACTTCTCAATGTCGGAACTTGTTTTTCTGCAACATCCCCCTTCCATTATACTGTTTCATGGGATCATAAGTGCGTTTATACTGGTCATACTAAGGAACACATGTACCTTTCCAATATGATGTCAGGTGAAGACAATATTCGTATGGATGGGAAGAGACCTAAACCAGATGTTGCAAAAAAACGAAAAAAACCAGATTTACTAACACACCTATCACCATATGTCGTAGGTAAGTGGACTAAAGAGGAAGAAAACCGATTTTTTTATGATTCCCTATCTATTGAAAATTATATTTGGTATTACAAGAAACATTGGGAAAATTGTAAGCATGATTACGAGTGGGTAGGTGATTTTTCTAATCAAAATGCTATTTTATCAATTCCCTTCATGATGACGATCAAAGATAGCCTTCTAGAGCACTTTGATGTCAAGGTGACCATGCAATTCAGAGATCCTGTTAGAAGATTGTTCTCTGTGGCTAATAAGTGCGTAAAGAGAAATGAATTTGGAGATAAGACACCAATAGAAGTCATGTATCAATGGTTGTCAGGAGCATTTGAACCAAATGCTTATTACTCTTCAATATACAGGAGACATGCTACCATATGGGGTGCTGAGAATGTAAAAGCAATAATAATGGAAGAATTCTGGAATCCTGATAATGAAAAAGAACAATTAGAGCAATTATCGGATTTCTTAGAATATAAATTTACAAAGGTGCATGAGAATGTATATTATCCTGATATGGGTTCTAATCCACCAAAATATGAATATTTGAGTGATCAATATAATTCTGACAAAGTAGATATCACTGATGATCAGTATAAGCAGTGTCGTCGACTAATGGATCAAGTATATAAGGAATTCAAGAAAACATTCGGGTACATACCAGATGAGTGGGGCAAATAAACCTTTATTACTAATAAATGCAGGGGTAGCGTGGTCTGGAACGAAACCTTATTGTAAAACGATTCACAGTCGTCAAAAAATTGCACATCACGGTCTTGTTCACGAAAATAACATATTATACTACATTTACCTTTTACAAAGCAATCCAAAGCAAGCAAAACGATATTTTGACGAAAGACACAAGTATAGAGTGCAATCTGCGATTGATTGTAATTCTAAACAACTTGATTTGGCATATTTGCAAAATATCTTCAAAAAGCGAACAACCATCCATACTTACATAAAATATTATCTTGATCTATGGGAAAGTCACAAAAATAAGGGATATATTGGATTATCAGATTTTTCTAATAGTAATTCGATTTTACCCTCCGATTTTCTTACTTCTATCAAAAATGAGTTGGAAAAACACTTTACAGTCAAAGCAACAGTTATATTCCGTAATCCAGTAAGAAGATGGTATTCTGAAGCGTCAGTAGAGTACAAATACAATACAGGTCAACATCCTATGGAATGGAGTGGTGGCACAGTAGATATAAGTGGATATAAGGATAGTATTGAATATTGGAAGTCAAAACAGTTAGATCACAATTGTGACTACCTAAAAATCTATAAAAACTATAAAAGTGTATTTGACACTTATCCAATTATCATGGAAGAGTTTTGGTACGATCAGAGTGGTCTCAGTGAGTTTCTAGGACGTGATATTGATATAGTCCATGCAAATGTATATTGTCCGTATATTGGCGTGAACTACGACAATACACCTCCAGATTTACAAGAATTGGCAGATGACGACCTTATTTGGGGTATGAACAAACTTGCGAAAGTATATGAAGCATGGGATAAAGAATTCGGATATATACCTCAGTCATGGTTATAAAAATGAAAAAACTTTGGAACTGGATCATAGGTGAGTACAAGTTATGGAAACTGCGTCGTCAGGATCCGTACATCTATGAAGATGATGAGGATTAATTATTGGGCAACACCTAATATGGGTAAGATGCATATGATGCAACTTATTGAGGTGAATAGGAAGTCATATACAAAAATCAAACACCCATATTATTTTTACAAACAATGGCATGACCCTGATCTGTATAGGAAAAGAATAGAAAAGACATTCGTATTGAGAAGAGGACAATCCGAGATAGAGACACCAATCAAAAGTAAAATGACTTTTGGTGAGGTAGCTGATAAGATCTCTGGTAAAAAACATGCCTTTTTGAATGAGGTATGTGGTGGTCCTAATGATAATACAAAAATGTTTTCTAACACCAGTGAAGCTGGTGGTGATTTGATGGTGAAATATTTTGGGGGTGTAAATGACAGAAAACCTCCTGATGAACTGATGAAAGATAAAGATCCTGTCGAGGTATTCTTTACTGATAGGTATTTCAGGGAGCAGCAAAAATATTTTCCAGTGTCACCAGGCAACAACTATCTTGATACTTTTTTACAACCATATTTGAAGGTAGACGGACTGCATCCAAGTATAGTGCCTTTTGTAGATGAATTATGTGATGTTGATTTTATCTTTGATCCATTTTCAATCATGGGGAGACATATGTTAGGTGCTCATCCAAAACGAGAACTTACTGATGCCACTCAAGTAGAAAAACATGTTTTGAAATTATATAAAGATAGAAAGAATGTCATTCCATACAAAGAAAATCTGATTGATTGTTTTGCAAGTAAGTTGAAAAGATTCAGTCATAAACACGTATTACAGGTGCATAAAACTGAAAATGCTGCGATCTTATATGAGATTGATAAGGGAATATTATGGAAATACCTTGACACTGTTGTAAAGCAAGTAAGAAGAATCGAATTGTACTTTAAGAAAAATGGCATAGAACCAGTATACTTTAATATGGATAGAGATGATTATGGGGAAACATTTGGGTTTGAGAAGAATGAACTACCACGCACCAATACACATCCTGGCGACTATCCTGAACGAGAAAAGTTTGAATCTATAGCGAAGGAGTATTTGGCGATGAGGAAAATGAAAGACATGAGAAGGCGTGGAAGAATATATGATTGGTTGTAATTATTGGGCATTACCTAATATGGGTAAGATGCATTTGATGAAATTATGTGATATCAACAACAAGTCATACACCAAAACTGCAGGGAGGTATTATTTTTACAAACGCAATAAAAAAGTACAAGAAACTTTTTTTGTAAGGAAAGGAGAATCAAAAGTAGAGACACGGGTAAAAACTAAAACCGAAGTTTTAGAAACTCATCGTTATTTGCAAGATGCACACAATAGTTCTTTTGAAGAGAGAGAAAACCTTATAACTGAATATTTCGGAAATTTAGACGAAAGACATCCTCCTGACATTCTGATGAAAGATAAAGACCCTGTTGATGTCTTCTTTACTAATAAGTGGTTTGCAGAATTACAAAAGCATTTCCCAGTAACACCATCTGGTAATTATCTTGAAACTTTTTTGGAACCATACATTTTGAGTAATACAAGATGTATCAGACCGATTGTTGATGAACTATGTGATGTGGATATAGTTTTCAATCCTCTGACTATTATGGGAAAAGGAGTTTTTGATGCTCCAGATATAAGCGAAGTGGATGAACTTGAGAGATATGTATTGAGTATATACAAATCAAGAAAAAATATATTACCATACAAAGAGAATTTGATCGATTGTTTTGCAAGTAAACTCAAGAGAGCAAAGATTATAAAAGAAGATAAAAATGTAATTTGGAGACATCTTGATGGTTTTGTGAGAAATTTTAGAAAACTTGAAAAGTATTTACAACACAAAGGAATAGAAATTACATACTTCAATATGGATACAGATGACTATAAGGAGATTTTTGGTTTTGACTATGACATACCACGAGACACTACACATCCAGGTAATTATCCTGAACGAGATGAGTATGAGAAAGTAGCGAAAGAATATGTTATAATTAGAGATATGAAAGATATGAGGAGGCGAAACAGGTTACGTGATCGGATTCAGTGAAGGATTCCATGACGCAGCAGTCGCTGTAGTCAATGATGGAAGGATTTGTTATGCTACTCACTCCGAGAGATACTCAAAGATAAAGCATGATAAACATCTTGATATAACTGCTGCGTCTACAGCACAGTTATTATGTCATGATGGTAAGATAGCATTCTATGAAAGACCATGGTTGAAGAGAACACGGCAGTTTTTCGCAGGTCAGAAAGCGTGGAGAAGACCAAGACATTTGTCCTTGAAACCTACAGAATATCATAGTCACCACAAGTCACACGCTGCAGCAGCGTTTCAAACATCACCATTTGAAGAAGCAGCGATAGTTGTTGTTGATAGCATAGGAGAATGGGATACTACATCAATATGGACTGCTGAGTATAAGAATGGTCACGCTTGCTATAAGAAGAGATGGTCGCAGTGGTATCCGCAATCTATAGGTTTGTGGTATTCAGCACTTACAAAATGGGCGGGATTGCGTCCACTAGACGAAGAGTACATCTTTATGGGTATGGCAGCGTTTGGTAATCCTGTGAACATGAACGTGGTGGAAAGGCAGTTGCATAAGAATAATCACAAGGGTGCGAGGTTGGGTGACTATGATAAGTGTGATATCGCAAAGAGTGCAGAGAGAATACTACAATTAGAACTCAATAACATATTTGCAAAAGCATCACAATATAGCAAACACATATGCTATGGGGGTGGTGTTGCCCTCAACTGTGTAGTAAACACTGGATTGAGGGAAATGTATAACTTATGGATTATGCCTTGTCCTGGTGACGCAGGGGGTGCTCTGGGGGCAGCATGTCTAGCATATGGTAAGAAGGTTGCCTTCAGTCCTTACCTAGGGTATAATATACAGAAGTTGTGTGATCCAAGGAGAGTTGTCGATGCACTTCTCAAAGAAAAAGTCGTGGGGGTTGCAAATGGCCGTGCTGAGTTTGGTCCTCGTGCTCTCGGTAATAGAAGTTTATTGGCGGATCCAAGGGAAGCTGGAACAAAAGACTTAGTAAATGATATCAAGAGAAGAGATAAGTTCAGACCCTTCGCACCTGCAATACTTGAGGAACATTGCCAAGATTACTTTGATATGCCAAGAGAATCTAGGTACATGTCTTACGTTTATAAATGTAAGCAGCAGAAGGCGATACCTGCCTGTATACACGTCGATGGATCTGCTAGGGTACAAACAGTACCAAAAGACTCAGAGAGTATTCTAAGACCCATACTGGAGTGTTGGTATGAACGTACTGGATGTCCTGTATTATTGAATACATCTTTGAATATAAAAGGTAAACCTATGGTGAACACTATAGGAGATGCAATACAATTTTCGCATAAGTATGATGTCACTGTGTTTTAGTGGATGTAGTATCACATGGGGTGATGAACTACACAATAGAATAGGAGAGAGATATAGCACCCTTGTTTCTAATCACTATAAATGTGGTCACGTCAACATATCCAAATGTGGTATTAGTAATGATAATATTGTTAGAAATACAATCAAATACCTACAAAACACAAAAACAGATATAGTTGTATTACAATTTACAGTGACATCTAGAATAGAGTTTTATGATCGATATAAAGATCCTCAGTTATACACACCACAAAATATAAAGACTAATACTCAAAGAAATTATTATACAAAAATATACAATGATGTGCTTGGTGTTGAGAACATGTGGAAAAACATTTTTTTATTTGACGCATATTGTAAGAGTGTTGGTCAAAAATATGTTTCCATGATTGCAGATCACTTTGAACCTAGCATTCTGAGACCTAAAGAATTTTATAATGGTCACGTCGGATATTGGAGGCAACTCTGTAAAGATTACAATCCTGTCTTGATACAAAATCAATTATTAGGGATGGATAGGGTAGATCCGCAAAACTATGCTCAAGGTGTGAATGGTGGGCATCCAAGTGCAGAAGGGCACAAGATAATGGCAAATAAAGTTATTGAGTTGATAGACGCTATATAAAGTGTTATAATGATTATGACTGAACTCTAATTATGGCTAAAGGATTTAAGGTGGTTTCTAAACCACCAATCGAGAAGAAAGATGAATTTGACATCGAAGCAGCAAAGAAACTCTTACAAGGAAAGAGTGTTGTTTTCTGTTTACCTGGTAGAGGTGTATCATACATCTTCCTAAAGAATTTCGTATCACTCTGCTTTGAGTTGGTACAGAACGGAGCAAATATACAGATAGCACAAGACTATAGTTCTATGGTAAACTTTGCAAGATGCAAATGTCTTGGTGCGAATGTATTACGAGGACCTGACCAATTACCTTGGGATGGCAAACTCAACTATGATTATCAACTATGGATTGATAGTGACATAATATTCTCTAACGAGAGTTTCTATCGTGTGCTTGCTATGGATAAAGACATAGCAGGTGGTTGGTATGCAACTGAGGATGGTAGAACTACATCATGTGCACATTGGTTAGAAGAGGATGATTTCAAGGAAAATGGTGGAGTTATGAATCATGAGATGGTTGAAGGAATTGTCAAGAGACGCAAACCATTTACTGTTGACTACTCTGGGTTTGGTTGGTTACTCATCAAGAAGGGTGTCTTTGAACATCCAGAGATGAAGTATCCATGGTTTGCCCCACAAATGCAGGTATTTGACTCTGGTGAGGTACAAGATATGTGTGGTGAGGACGTATCATTTTGTCTTGATGCGATAAAAGCAGGGTTTGAAATATGGGTAGATCCACAGTGTAGAGTCGGGCACGAGAAAACTAGAATCATATAGATACTTCCGATGATCAATATAACGAACATGGAATTATATGACATATACATCAAAGGGTCACTAGAGTTCAAATCAATAACAGAGGAGGAAATGGAAGATAAAGTTCAAGAATTGGCAGAGGATTATTACAGGGAAGGGTTTCCTCATCCCGATGAAATAGAGGTTAGATACCTTGGACATGAAGACGACCCTCAATAGAGGGTCTTTTTTTTGCTCTAAATAATGATAAATATACCCAGACTATAAAGATCTAGTGCCAGCACAGACTTTTTCACAAGGATTCAAAGATATTTCTTTATCTTTCAAAAAACATCCCGTAACGGATGATATTCTTGTGCTGAAAAATGAAGATGCTATAAAACGTTCTGTACAGAATCTAGTTCGTATACAAACGGGAGAAGTATTTTTTAATCGCTTGTTAGGATCACGTATAAGCGGTTCACTGTTTGAACTTGCTAGTGATGATTATGTTGATCCGATTCAAAAGGAAATTGAGACAAGTATAAAGAATTTTGAACCCAGAGTAATCCTGACAGATGTAAAATTTCTTTCTACACCTGACGAAAACTCTATTGATGTAACTATATTTTATGATATTGTTGGACTCAATACACCAACCCAATCAGTCAATTTCATTCTCGAACCAACTAGGTTATAATGGCACTGCAACAATTCACAAACCTAAATTTTGAAGATATAAAATCTTCTATAAAGAATTATCTGAGAGAAAACTCTAATTTCTCGGATATGGATTTCGAGGGATCTAACCTATCAGTTATAGTAAACTTATTAGCATATAATTCATATACGACAGCGTACAATAGTAACATGATAGTCAATGAGACATTCATTGACAGTGCAACACTAAGAGAAAACGTTGTTTCTTTAGCAAGAAATATAGGTTACGTGCCTAGGTCTAAGAGAGCAGCAAAAATGCTCGTTGATTATAATATGACAGGTATATCAACGACAACAACAACTGTTACATTTCAACCAGGTGTAATTGCAAATGGAACTGTGTCAAATGTAAATTACATATTCTCTATACCAGAAAAAGTGACAGGCACTGCATTAGATGGCACAGCAGTTGGATCTATTGAAATGTTTCAAGGACAATATCTCAAATCAACATTCGTAATAAATGATTCTCAACCCAATCAAAGATTTATAATACCTAACAATGGTGTAGACACATCTACAATAAGGATAAATGTAAAAGAAAATAACGCAAGCACAACTGCCACTGAGTATAAACTTGTAGATAATATTATAGGTGTCACCTCTACATCAAACATTTATCTTATACAAGAAACCACGGATGAGAAGTACGAGGTGCTATTTGGAGATGGTATATTCGGTGCAAAATTAGATAATGGCAATGTTGTTGATATATCATACATCAAGACTGAGGGTAAGAATGGTAATGGTGTTGCTAGAGTGTCTTTTGCAGGTATTGTAAAAGATGAAGACGGTGCCACTGAAACTAACCTTACAACAACTCTATCACCACAGTATCCTTCAGAAAATGGTGATGAAATAGAGGATTTACGCAGTGTCAGATACTATGCTCCTAGACTTTACTCGTCTCAACATAGAGCAGTGACTGCAAGTGATTACGAAGCAATAATTCCCTCAGTGTATGCAAACATAGAGTCTGTAAGTGCCTTTGGGGGTGAAGAATTGACACCACCCAAATATGGTAGGGTGTACATAGCAGCGAAACCTAAGAATGGTTCTTTCTTATCAGAGTTTACCAAAAAACAAATATTATCATCATTGAAAAGTTACTCTGTAGCAGGTATTGTGCCTGAGTTGATTGATTTGAAGTTTTTATATGTCGAGATTGATAGTTATGTTTACTACAACGCAAACTTCATAGGTGATCCAGAAAATCTCAAAACAGATGTCATTTCTTCATTGACCTCTTTTGCAAGCGGTCCTGAGTTGAATAAGTTTGGTGGTAGATTCAAGTATAGTAAAGTATTGTCACTTATTGATAGAGTCGATGATTCTATCACATCAAATATCACCACTATAAGGATCAGAAGAAACTTAGTTGCTCAAATCAATCAGTTTGCACAATATGAAATATGTTTTGATAACACCTTCCATAGAAATGAATCAAGTTATAATATAAAGTCTACTGGATTCAGTGTATCTGGAGTACAGGGGACTGTATACTTCTCTGATCAGTTCATTTCAGGTAATAAGGGATCATTGTTCCTATTCCAAATTGATTCTGACTCATCAGTCAAGATATTATCTTCATCATTTGGATCTGTAGATTATGAGAAGGGTGAAGTAATTTTAGACACAGTGAATATAACATCAACTGTATTGTCTGATAACATTGTTGAGATTCAAGCTATACCTCAATCAAATGATGTGTTAGCAAGGAAGGAATTGTATTTGCAGTTTGACGTTGCGAATAGTAATTTCTTGATGAGAGAAGATCCTATATCAACAGGAGCAAATACTTCTGGAACAAGATATAATCCTCAATCTAGTTACACTAATGGTGCCAAAGTAAGAGGAGCAATCATAACTAGCACATCCACTGCCAGCACACTGGTTGGATATGTGAACGGACAACCTTATTATGGTGCCTTCCACACCATGCCAAATGGCAATAAAATGACAGGTGCATCTCATTCCCCTGATAGTCTACCAATAACAAGCACCCCAACAAGTGCGATAGATACATCATCGACACCTATGTCTACAACTTCGACATCAACTACATCATCAAGTTCAAGTTCATCATCCAGTAGCGGATACGGATACTAATGATCCAAACATCTCTTACGAAAGTAAAAGTACATGAAATAATTCAAAGTCAAATACCAGAGGTAATTGACAATGAGAATCCTCGCTTTGGCGAGTTCATGAAGCAGTACTATATTTCCCAAGAATTTCAAGGGGGAGCAATTGATATAGCTGATAATCTTGTAGAGTATAAGAGTCTTAATTTTCTAAACCCTGAGACTCTTACTGGGATTACTTCATTGTCACAGTATGCAAATGGTAGAGATACTACGATATATGTTGACTCTACAAAAGGGTGGCCGAATCAATGGGGACTCCTCAAAATAGATAATGAGATCATCACATATACAGGAATAGGTAGCACTACCTTTACAGGGTGTGTGAGAGGATTCAGTGGTATAGAGAATAATAGAAAAACAAATAGTCCTGAGTATCTTACTTTTTCACAGACAGGTATAGGCACACATGCTGTAGATTCTAAAGTAATCAACCTTAGTAATGTATTCCTAAATGAGTTTCTAAAAAAACTAAAGAAACAAATTTTACCTGGTTTTTCAGAGAGAAATTTATTTAATAAATTAGATCAAAGTAATTTCCTTAGACAATCAAAAGATTTTTACAAATCAAAGGGAACAGAAGAAGCATTCAAGATACTATTTGGTGCTTTATATGGTGAGAAGGTTGATATGATTCAACCGTCAAAATATATGATAAGTCCATCGGACGCTGAGTATAGAGTCAATGAAGTTCTTATATGTGAATTGATATCTGGTAACCCTTTGAAGATATCTGGTAGTAGTATAATTCAAGAAACGACACCACTACAAACCAGTGGTTCGATCACAGGAGTAGAGAGGGCAGTCTTTGGTAACAAAACATATTACAAAATCGCTTTGTCAAAAGGCACTGTTATAGGTAAGTTTCAACAGATTGGTAAAACATTTATAACAAGATCAGCACCTGTGGGATCTACAGTGATAGATGTGGATTCTACTGTTGGGTTTGGTGTCACAGGTAGTATTGATTTTGAAAATAGAAAGATATCATACTTAGGAAAATCACTTACACAATTTACAGGTATATCAACACTGACATCTCCTTGTGGTATTGGATCTACAGTAAGATCTGGTATTGTGGCAACTTCGTATGAGGATGGTGATCTATCTAAACCAGTAAAATTCAATGTGCTAGGTGTTCTCAACAAATTTGAAGGATCTGCAATCAATCAACAGGAAGATGCTGAAATTAATATCAAACAACTTGGTAGAATTGAAAATGACCTAAGATTTAGTACATGGATATACAATACAGCATCGACATATGCTATTGAGAGATATACACTCAAGAGCACTAATAGTTACAACTTCAAACTTGCAGCAGCAAACTTCTCTCTCTATGTGGGTGATGAGATAGAGGTAATTGATCAAACAGACCCTGATAATAAGTTGAATGGTACGATAACATTCGTTTTTGATGAAGATCAAGACGATTCAATATCTGTAAGTGTGCCTACACTTGATACAACAAAGAAATATAAGATAAGAAGAAAATTAAAAATACAAGCAAATAGCACAGCTGACGTGCAGAACACATATAACGATGGAAGTGCTGTGCATGTTGCTTCTAATAGTTTGCCACATTGGTCAATTGATCCACAAAAAAGAGTTAGATCTTTTACTAATGTTGGAGTCAATACAACACAAGTAGAGATTACTGTATCAGATCATGACCTATATGATGGTGACTTAGTAACATATTCTTCATCTGGTATAGGCACATTGACTAACCTGAATGATGGTGAATCATATTACGTAAAGAGAGTTGATAGTAATACAGTCAAATTAGCATACACTGGAGAGAACGTAAGAAGAGGTCAGTTCCTGACTGCGTTTATAGGTAACGATATTGGTTCGCAGACATCACATACACTCACACCATCCAACTTATATGGCACTGACTTGGGTGCACAAAAAATCCTAAGGAAATTTGGAGAGCCTGAATTTGGTGTAATAAAGGATAAGACAGTACAGGGTGGTGTCGGACTATTTGCAAATGGTGTCGAAGCATATTCTTACAAGTCATCCGACATAGTGTATTTCGGACCTTTGCAGAGTGTAGAGGTATTAAATACTGGTTCTAATTTTGATATTGTCAACCCACCTAAGTTGACAGTCTCACAGGATGGACATACAGGTGCTGCAGCATCAGTGATTGCACAAGTAGAAGGAACACTAGAGGAAATACTTGTTGAGACTGAAGGTTCTGATTACGAAGAAACACCCACAGTAAAAGTTATTGGTGGTAATAATACAACAGCCATAGCAAAAGCAAAGATGAAGTTAGTTCATCAAATTGTTGAATTTGATTCAACATCAACTGGTGGTGTGGTCAACACTGACACTGACAGATTTGTATTTCCACAAGTGCATGGATTTGAACATGGTGAGGAGATCATATATCAAACAAATGGTAGCACAGGCATTGGTATTGGAATCACACCTGGTGTTCTTGTTGATACAGCACCTTATTTTGTTGTAAAAATAGATGACTTCCAAATTCACATATCAGAATCAAAAACTAAAGCGTTAGCAGGTATTGGAACTATAAATCTTACCGCTAATGGTGGAGGTCAACAGAGTTTCAAAACTATAGCAAGAAGACAAAAAGTTGATAAGATCTTAATTGAGGATGCAGGTCTATTCAAGAATAGAGAGGTGCACACTAGCACAGGTATCAATACATTTACTGACACCATTGTAATTCCTTCTCATGGATTTGATAATTCAGAAATAGTAAAGTATTCATCAACTGAATCTGCTATAGGTGGTCTTACAATAAACAGTCAATATTTTATTGACAAGATTGATGATGATAGTTTCAGATTATCTAATGATAAAGAATTATCATCATACATTAGTTTGAATGACAGTGGTTTGGGTGAGCACATATTTCAAGATCCCCCAATATCTATAGACATAAGTGGTAGACAAGGTATATCAACAATCAACGCAACTGCAACACCTATTATAAGAGGAAAGATATCTGCGGTTCATGTAAGTAACAAGGGCAGTGATTTTGGATCTACTGTTATAAACGACAACTTCAAACCAGTTATTGAACCAACTATTGGTGAGAAAGCTTTCCTTCAACCATTTATTGTGAATGGACGGGTAGATCAAATCATTATCAAGAATGGTGGTGAAAACTTCTTCAGTGCAGATATTGTGATTGAAGGTGACGGTATTGGTGCAAAAGCAAAAGCTAATATATCTAATGGTGTTATAACAAGCATTGATATCATAGACAAGGGTGCTGGATATACTCAATCACAAACAACCGCCAAAGCAAAAACACCAGGCCAAGGTGCTATATTCTCAAGTGAAGTCAAAAAGTGGACTATCAACCAAGTAGAGAGATATGCCAAGTTTGGTGACGTAAAAGATGACGATGGATTCTTAGAAACACCTAGAGACAGTGATTTAGGTAATCCTTATGTAAATTATTATGTTCCACGCAATCTTAGAAATTTCCTAGGTGATTTAGGACAGGATCACTCACCTATTCTTGGTTATGCCTATGATGGACATCCAATATACGGACCTTTTGCTGTTGTTGATGGTAAGAAGAAGTATATTGAATCAAGTTATCGTAAGTTAGCGAGTCAAAGGGTTGACGGACCTAATATCAATATCTACCCTGCTGGATTCTTTATTGAAGACTTTACATACGTTGAGGGCACAGGTGATCTTGATGAACATAATGGTAGATTCGCAGCAACACCTGAGTTTCCAAATGGTGTGTACGCTTATTACACAACGGTAGAAGAAATAGAGGTAAACAACCCTAACAGCCCATTCAACAACTCTAGGACACCACTATTCCCATACATTATTGGTGACACATATCATTCTAAGTTGCAGACATTCAATACTGCATATGAATCAAATCAAGATTTAGATCTTCCATCTCTTGGTCTTGTAAGAAACACTGAACCTTACAATATCAATGAATATGAGTACGTAGCTCAGGCAAATAGAAATACACTTATAAACTCAAAGATAGAAAAAACAAGTAGTGGTGATATAGAAAGAATTGATATTGTCACTGCTGGTAAAGATTATAATGTAAATGACAAACTATCTTTTGACAATAGTCTTACTGGTGGTTTTGGTGCTACAGGTAAAGTCAATTATGTAGAAGGACCTGGCATCACCACTATCACATCGACTATCACAGAAATAGAAGATATTGTTTTAGTCGCTAATGGTCAACAAGTCACAGGTATTCACACAGGTCCTCATGGTGTTGCAGACAACTCATTTGTAGAAATCTTAGGTATCTCTACAACCACTCACGCTAACCTCGCTGCACGTAATACAAAAATAAGACTCAAAGAAAGAACCACAGGTCTTGGTGTTTCAATGGGAAGTGTCAACGTTACAGGACTTACTACAAGTGTTCTTATCACAGACTGGATACCAGATGTCATAAAAGATTATAAATTCCAAATCAATGACATAGTACAGATTGATAGCGAACAACTCAAGATCATCAACTTTGATGTCAAGAACAATAGAGTTGAGATGATACGTGCTCAGTTTGGAACAGCAGGTGCTGCACATACATTTGGATCAACCATCACAAGAGTAGAAAGTGAATTCACATATGATTTAGATAAACCAGTTGATCTCACTACTAAACAAAATACTGCATATTATTTCAATGCAGAGTCGGTGGTCGGAACAGGTAGTACTTTTGGTGTAGGAATTGGTACTACAGTAACAGTGTCGGGAAGAGGTGGTCATCAAATTGTTTCATTCTTCAACAATGAAACTAAGGATATATTCATACCGACAAGAACAATCTATATGCCAAATCACCCCTTCAAGACGGGTGACAGAGTAGAGTATAATCCTGGTGCAGGTACATCACTAACGTATCAAACAGATGCGATGAAAAGAGTGGCAGGTGCGTTCAAAAGACCACTACCACCTGAGGTATTCATACAAGCAATTGATAAAAACCTAGTTGGTATAGTAACAACACAGACAGGTATCAGTTCTTCACTTGATAGAGTGATGTTTAGTGGTAATGTAGGTGTAGGAAACACACACTCATTTAAGACAAAGAGAGATGATGTTGTAACAGGCACACTTAGAATTATCAGCACTACAGCAACATCACCAAATCATACATTTGAGGTAGAAGACTCTTTAGAGTTGACAATTGTATCTTCTGCCACCAGTTCTGTGACAGCAGTGTATGATCCTGGTTCAAGATATGTGAGTATTGGTTCTTCAATCAATCCACCAATATCACTTATTACAGGTGACACACTTGAGATTGATACGTCAGACTCATCACTTGAAAATACTAAACTACAGTTCTTCCTTGATCAAGATTTCAACAAACCTTTCGTAGGAACTGGTAAATCTGCTATAGAAGTTGTCAATACAGGTATACCTGGCAATGCAGATTCTAAGACATCGATACATTTCACTAATCGTGTTCCAGACATATTGTATTATAAGTTCCTACCATTACAGAATACAAAGGTAATTGAGGTCAATAAAGGAATCAAAGATTACTCTAAGATATTTGTAAATCCAAGTAAATTTACAGGCACTCACACTATACTATCCAAAACTAATGATACATTTAGTTGGAATTTATTCACCATACCTGAAAAGGTGGGATATTCAAGTGAATCACAAATCTCTTATATAACAAATTCATTGAATGTAAGGGGTGGTGTTGCAAAAGTTTTACTAACAGGTGGTGGTACAAGTTACAATGATGTCCCTCAGGTGTCAGTAGCGTCTACCACAGGATCTTCTGCTAATCTCAAAGCATTTGGTAATAGTATTGGTAAGTTAGATAAGGTTCAATTAGTCGATACTGGATATGATTATCCATCAGATTTGACACTACAACCACAGGCAGCAGTTCCACAGGTATTATTCTTGAAGGATAATTTTGCTGTAGATAGTGTGGCTATAACATCAACAGGTAGAAACTATCTTACACCACCTGATTTTGTTGTATACAATAGTAAATCAGATACTGTAAATGAAAACGCAGAATTTGAAGCAGAATTGACAGGTGGATCTGTATCAAATGTCAAAGTTATTTTTGCAGGTGGTAATCTTAGTTCAGGTGACGTTGAATTATTCGCTGTCAATAATAGTAATGGTATTGGTATTATAAGTTGCACTTATACAGAACCTAATGTAACTCTAAGATTACAAACACCATCCACAGGATTTACCACTGCTGTGCCACTACCATTTGAAGTTGGTGATAAAGTATTTGTGGAAAACACAGGTGTAACAACAGGTAACGGATATAACTCTGCCGACTATGGATATCAATCATTTACACTCACAGGTATCAATACAGCGTTTGGTAATATCAATGAGGCAACTCTTACCTATGCTGTTGATAAAGATCCTGGCATACACGATCTTGGTAAGTATGGTGTCGTAGTAAAAGATAAAGACCTTGCTAAATTCAAAGTAAATCTTATTGAAAGCACATTTCTAAATGGAGAACCAGTTGTATCATCATCAGGTAAAGAGTCAAAAGTTATTATAGGAAAAGGTAAAACAAGAAATGTACTAAGAATAGATTCACTTGTAGGATTTAGCACAGGTGATACTGTAACTGGTAAGTTTTCTAAAGCAGGTGGTACAATAGATTCATCACAGGCGTATGAAGGTTACTTTACCCTTGATACCTCATCTGAAAAAGCATTTGGATGGGAAAGAGACACAGGTAAACTCAATGAGTTCTATCAAAGAGTACAGGATAATGATTATTATCAAAACTTTGCATATTCACTCAAGAGTTCTGTTGGTATCAATAGTTGGAGTGAACCAGTTGACTCTCTTGCTCACATAGCAGGTTTCAAGAAACACTCAGATCTACTGATAAATTCTGTTCCTAACGTAGCACCACAACCTGCAGGTATATCATCAGGTGCAGGTAACGTTGTAGTTATAGACGCTCAAGCATCACTTTTAGACAGACATAATTTTGACTTAGTAACTGAGAACACAAACCTTGATCAAAACATTAGTGACGAAGTATCTTTCCTTACTGGACAATTTGCTGATGGTCTTATTTGTAAGTCAAATAGAGTCCTTGAATTAGACGATATCAGTCCACAATTTTACTCAGACCCCAACCTTATAAGGTCAGTCGAACTCGATACATTTGACATGTTGACAGGAGGACCTGGTGGTGATGGAATCAATGCTGTAAAATACTATGCTCAAGTTGTTCTTGATGTAGCATCAGGGATATCATTCAATGCAACTCAATACTCTGAGTTTGTTGTCTTCCATGATGGTTCAATAGCATATCTCAACACATATTCAGAATTAGCAGATGATGATGATTTGGGTGAGTTCATTACTGAAACAAGTGGACCTCTTGCTAGTGTCTTATATGTGCCCACTAACTCAGCATTAGAGTATGACATCACATTCCATAAAGAGATTATTACAAACGCTGTAGGGGTGGCATCTACTGCCTTTGGTTTGGTGGAATATAAAGGTATTACTAAAACCCTTGCAGTAAGCAATACACTACAGGATGTTGACGAGGTGGATGCCACCATGTACAAGTCAGGAAGTATTCTTGTATCAGCAAGAGGTCCTAATGGTGAGAAAGAGATTGATGAATTCTTGTGGTTGATAGATGGATCTAATAATGTATTATTCACGAATACAGGTAAGATGGATGCTGACACAGATATAGGTACATTCTCTATCAATAATGTCAATGATGTCTTGAAGTTACAGCACACACCTCCTGTAGGTATGGCAGTAACAGTCTCATCTCTTACAAGGGCAGTAGGTGTAGCACAGACACATGGTAACTCAGGTATTGTTGACGAGTATCATATTGGTGATACCATGCTAGACAGTTCTTTTGTACAACTACCTGCTAATGGATCTCCTAGTGAGCAAATAATTTCTCAAAAAGCATATGCAAACTATACTACATGCAGATACCATGTTGAGATACACAATACAACAGATGATGAATACTCAGTGTTTATAGTTGGATCAAATGCATTTGGAGGAAATGCTACGTATAACACATACAACCATCTATACACAGATGACACTATGAAACGTAATATGTCAAATACTAGCATACATATTACTAGCACAATGAGTCAACTAAAATTCTTACCTGTTGCTAATAAAGCATATACGATAAGAACACATGAGATAAAGATTGATAAACCAGATTCCTCCGCTAACAATACGACAGTAACGTACTAATGGCATTTCAATTAGCGTCAGTAAATAAACAATTCAATACTGCGAGTGAAAGTTTTCAAACATCTTTCAGACTCACGCATAAACAAGATCCATTGTTTTCGCATGAGATAGATTCTGGTGATGCTGCAGTTGTTCAATTGACACCAAGAAATACAATCAATATCAAAAATCATTTCTATGTTACTGGTGAAGAATTATCATACGAAGCATTTGACGGTACACCAATAGGGATAGATCATAATAGTCCTGGCGTAGGTGCTGCTACCACTCTTCCCTTGTCAGTCTTTGTCATAAAAACAAGCGAGAACACTTTTAAACTTGCTGCAAGCAAATCATTAGCTCATTCTAATCAACCAATAGGACTCACAACTGTTGGTGTCGGTACAACACAGAGTTTTACATCACAAAAAGTAGATACAAAGTGTATAGTCACTATTGACAACGTAATTCAATCACCTCTTCTAGAGAATACTAATGTATCAACTCCATTAGTAAGCACGATGTTCAATCGTGAGGCAAGATTCCAAGATGTCAATAAATTTAAGAACTATGATCTCATCAAGATGGGTAATGAGATCATGCGAATACAAGTTATAGGGTTCGGCACCATGCCAGACAACGTGCTTGTGGATCGTGCATGGATGGGCACACAGGAGGAACCACATCTGGTAAATGACCCAGTGAATTTGGTCAGAGGAGATTATAATATAAGAAGGAATAAAATACATTTTGCTGACACACCATTTGGTGGCACAAGGCAAACGATAGGAATTCAATCCACTGCGGTCAATGTATCTGCAAGTAGATTTACAGCATTGACTGAAGTATTCAGCACTGGTACACAAGTAAAACTTAGATCAAGAACACCACCCTCACCTCTTGTCGGTAATAATGATTACTTCATAATCAAAAACGGTAATAATGATTTCTCATTTGCAAAAGACAAGCCAAGTGCATTGACAGGTGTCGGGATAACTCTTACATCTGCTGGTATTGGCACACATAATCTTCTTGTTGCTGATGTTGTTGATGGTAGTGAGTTTCAAGGTAGAGCATTTATAAGGTCTGATTACTCAGGTAATGCCATACTCGATGACATCTCTGGTGGTTTTACTGGTGTGGGTAAAACATTTACTTTGACAAGCAATGGATCAAATATCACTGGTATCAATACTGACTTTGGTGTCATACTTATCAACAACGTATTCCAGAAACCTGGTATTGATTATAATTACAATGAAGTTGGTGGTGCTACCTCAATAACATTCACTGGTAATGATATAGCAGGTCAGACAGAGACTTACAGCACATCAGATGTCAATGCAAATAGATTACCTAGAAAAGGTATTATATCTGGACTCGGTAATACTCAAGGGTTTGGATACCAGCAGTTGCAAACTGGTTTTGGAACTGCAGTAGTATCAGGTTTTGGTACTATAACTGTCGCTATGGGATTTACTGGTGGTGGATATAGGTCAGAGGGAACACAATTCAAGGTAAGAGTCATAGGTGGTAATCCCACAACTGCTGCTGCAGGTACATTCTCTGTGCAAGATGGAAGAATAAAGAAAGTCTTTATGGATGGGACACCAGGTGTAGGTTACACATATACCGATGTGCCTTTATTAGAATTCGATTCTCCATATGCTTATGATGACATCAAACTAATAAGTGGTAGCACAGGTATTGGTGCATCCGTATCAATCAAAGTAAGTATTGCTGATAGTATATCAGAACCTAACATCACAAATACTGGATATGGATTTACAGTGGGTGAGGTGCTTACAATTGCAGGGATACCTACAAACTTCAGTGCTGGAACTAATTTCCAACCTGCTACATTTACTGTAACATCAATAAGTGACGATAAATTCTCAGGATGGAGTCTTGGTAAATTCCAAGTGTTAGATAATTTCTCTAACGAATTCAATAGTAGTAAAACTCAGTTTACATTGAAAGAGAATGGAGAACCTATAAGTATTGAAAAAACAGCAGGTAGTCCAATTAGTTTAGATGACGTGTTATTGATTTTTATCAATGATGTTCTACAAAAACCTGGTAAAGCATATCAATTTGATGGCGGTTCACAGATCAAGTTTACAGAGGCACCTCCTACAGGGTCATCATTACAAGTATTATTCTATAGAGGCACTGATGCTGACGTTATTACTACAGAGGCAGTAGAAACTATATTGAAGGGTGACATTGTAACTATTGGTAGTCCTTCAAAAGATAGATCTATACTCAAACAAGACCCTAGGACTATCAGAGAGGTTGTATCAAGAGATACACTTCAAACTACAATCTACAAGGGACAAGGCATCACAGACGCTAAAACACCCCTTAGACCTGTGACGTGGAGAAAACAAGAGGATGATAAATTTGTTGATGGTGTAAAAGTAAGTAAGGCAAGAGGTCTATATGTGGGTAGAGTACAACCTGCGACCAGAATTATCTCTGGAGTAGGAACTACATCTACTGTCATGTATGGACAATCTGGTATTATTGGTTTTACAAAGACAGAAGATCCAAACGTATCAGAATTTGCTATCAAAGTTTTAGACACTGATAAAGATAATACTGCATTTGGTTCTACTGGATTTGATTACCCTTACAAGTCAATTGAGGGTGTGACTATGGAAGGTGATCAAGGTGTTATTGTTGGTGTTGGATCTACTGCCACAGGTCTTCAATTTGAATTTTCTATACCTTCAAACTCGGTGTTGAGAGATAATGATTTTGGTGGATTCACTGAGACTGGTATAGGTACAGGTGATTTCTTCCTTGTAAGTAGATCAAACATTGGATCAGGTGTGACCGCAATGTCACTCAAGGGTTCAACAATAGTTGGTATGACCACAATTGCTGTTGATGGAGTATTCCAAGTAAGCAACATAGCAAGAGTAGGTGCAGGTTCAACTATCAGAGTATTTACTGAGATTGCATCAGGTCATGGAGTGAACGTAACTGGACTAAGTTCAGGTGTAGGTAACTACTATGGTGCATATTCTTACGCCAAATTTACAACAGGAGCTGTAGGTATGGCGTTCACTGTGAACCCCATGAATGGTCTTACAGGATTATCAACTGCTCCTCAAATCCAAAGGACAACGAAATTGTCACTGGATTACACATAAATAACAATTACGAACTAATTTAGTTTCAAAATAATGCCAGCGATCATCACTGATCAGATAAGAGTTTTGAATGCGACGAATTTCGTTAGTGGAATTTCGACGACTGACAACAGTTATTATGTCTTCATAGGTCTACCAAATGCTACTTCTGTAGCATCGGATTGGAACACTGCCACTCCATCACCTATTGATAATTTTGACGAGCATGACAATGTATACGATTCTCTAATATCTGCCAAAAAAATCACCTCATCCGACGTGTTGAGGGTAATCAAAAAGATTACATGGACAAGTGGTACGATATACGAAATGTATCGTCCAGACTATAGTATAGACAAGTTGAGTCCACAGACAAACTCATCTAGTTTATACAAAGCAAACTTCTATGTAATGAACTCAGATTTTAGAGTTTATGAATGTATATACAACGGAGCAGCTCCAGCAAACAGTGGTGGTGGTGTTATATCTCTTGAAGAACCAGTGCACACTGATCTACAACCTAGATTAGAAAGTGATGGTTATGTTTGGAAGTATCTTTATACTATAAAACCGAGTGATATTATAAAATTTGACAGTGCTGAGTTTATACCAGTTCCACAAAACTGGGCAACAAACACAGACGTAGCAGATGTGAGAAATGCTGCTGTAGATGGTAAGATAGAAACTATTGTGATTGAAGATGTCACGGATGCGACATATCAATTCAATGGTACAAAGAACGCTGTTCCTATAAGAGGAGATGGATCTGATGGTCTGGCATCTGTCACATTCATCAACGGTAAACCATCTGCTGTTCAAGTGACAAATGGTGGTAGTGGTTATTCTTTTGGAACTCTTGATTTAGATGACGTAGTTACTGGTAGTGGTGCTTCATTCTCCGTCATCGTCCCACCACCAGGTGGTCACGGTGCCGACATATACAGAGAACTAGGTGCTAACAAAGTTCTTGTATACTCACGTATTGAGAATAGTGATGTTACAAACCCTGATTTTCCTACTGGTAACCAGTTTGCAAGAATAGGTATCATAGAAAACCCATTACAGTTTGGCAGTACAAATTTACTTACTGCTTCATCTGCATCGGGTGTTTATGGATTGAGATTGGCAGGTGCAGCGACAACCAGTATGTCAGTTGCTATAGATGGTCAGGTTACACAGACAGTTGGAGTTGGTTCTACTGCTGTGGGTCAGATCATAGGATATGATCCAGTCACGAAATCATTACAGTATTGGCAAGACAGATCTCTTGCTACAAATGACACCTCAGGCAATAAACCTACCTACGGATACAAACTAAATAGATTCACTGCTAACCCTGCAAGTGGAGGCGATACTAACATTATTGTTACCACTACTGGAGGAACAGAAACCTTGTCTATTGACACAGGTTTCACGGGAGTTTCAACTACAGTAAACTCAAGAACATACTACTTTGGACAAACATATAATAGTGGATTAGCAAACCCAGAGATCAAAAAATACTCTGGTAATATAATCTACGTTGACCAAAGACCTGAAGTAACTAGAGCAACAAACCAACGTGAAGATATCAAAATTATTTTAGAATTCTGATTCGATGCCACAGAACACCAACCTAAACGTCAGTCCATATTTTGATGATTTTGATTCATCAAAGAACTTTAATAGAGTTCTATTCAAACCTGGCAGTCCAATACAAGCAAGAGAACTAACCACACTACAATCTATACTGCAGGGTCAGGTAGAGAAGTTTGGTAAACACATCTTCAAAGAGGGATCTATGGTGATTCCTGGTGTGTTCAGATATGATAACCAATACACATCTGTCAAAATAGAATCTACATTTTTTGGTGTTCCTGTAGAATTGTATTATGACAAGTTAGTTGGACTTAGTATAAAAGGTAAAACTTCTGGTATCACAGCAAAAGTTGTAAAGGTATTATCATCAACCAACTCTGTCACAAATAATACGACATTATTTGTAAAGTATGAAAAGAGTTCTGACGATTATTTGTCAGAGCAATTCTTAGATGGAGAGACACTTATAACATTAGCAGATTTCACATATGGCACCACAACCATATCAAATGGATCTGATTTTGCATCTGCAATAAATTCAAACGCTAATGCGATTGGATCTTCATTTTCTATCACAAGAGGTGTATTCTTTGCTAGGGGTGCCTTTATAGAAGTGCTACCTGAAACAATTATTCTCGATCAATATACAAACGTACCATCATATAGAGTTGGATTCAATGTTAAAGAGGAGATTATCACTGCTGTTGATGATAATAGTTTATACGATAATGCTGCTGGATTCTCCAATTACACTGCTCCTGGTGCTGATAGGCTCAAGATTAGTTTATCACTTACTAAGAAAGAGGTAGATGATTTCCAAGATGAGAATTTCATTGAGTTGCAGAGACTTGAAACAGGTGCTACAAAAAAAATTATTGAGCAAACACTGTATGGTGAATTAGCAAAAGAATTTGCAAGAAGGACATATGACGAGAGTGGTGATTATTATGTTGATAAGTTTGACTTAGAAGCAAAAGAATGTTTGAATGATAGACATAGTGTTTTTGGCACATTCTTTCCAGAAGGAAAAACTAATCAGGGTAATGTGCCCAGTAAAGACTTACTAAACATTAGAGTAGGTCCTGGTAAAGCGTACGTAAGAGGATATGAAACTAGATCTGTGGGATCAACATTTCTTGATGTAGAAAAACCAAGAACAACAAGATTGGTTGAGCAATCTGCTGTACCATTCCAAGCAGGTAATAGACTTAGATTGAATAATGTTCTAAGTTCGGCAAGAATCAATCTTTCAGCAGCTACATCAGATTATCTTGATCTACGAAGTGCAAGATTAGGCAGCACTAAATCAAACGCTGCAGGTAATTCAATAGGGAGGGCAAGAGTATATGACTACAAGTTGCAGAATGCAGGTTATACGGGAAATAGCAGTGTGTTTGAGATATTCTTATTTGATATCCAAACAGATACAGAACTTACAATCAACCAAGCACACACCATAGCACTACCTGCTGTTATTGAAGGTAAAAGTAGTGGTGCCAGAGGTTTCTTACGCTCTGCAGTATCTAATAGTACTACTGTACAATTGAGTCAAGTATCAGGTAAATTTATATTAGACGAACAAATAATTATCAATGGTGAAACCAATGGTAGAGTAATTCAATCAATTAGTGATTTTGACCTTAGTGATGTCAAATCAGTTAGATCTACAGCAGCAAGTAGAACATTCGCTGCTGACGTAGTTCTAGAAACAAAGAAAGATCTTACAGGTAGATCTTTTAGTATCACCAGTGGTGGAGTAGTGACAAGTGGCACACCAGGTTGGGTGACAAACTTCAAGGTTGGAGATGTTATTGCATATAAACGTGGTGGAGTAACTGACATCACATTCAACGTGGTGAGTGCTGTAAGTTCTCTCAATAATAATGTAACTGTTGTGGCAGCACCTAATACAGTTTCAGGTGTATGTCATAAGGCACTACCTAGTTCTACTACAACAGTGAGTGACCTCAAGATTGTAGCAGGTAAGTTGAGAGACTCTACAAGTGGTTTCTTATATTCTGAGTTAGCAAACAAAAACATAGAATCTTTAGACCTTACAGATTCGCTTCTTCAAATAAGAGTAGAGAACACAGGTCAGAGCACCGATGGCGACGGTCAATTAGACTTACCATCATTGACTGGCACAGAACTTGTATATGCACCATTTGATGAAGAAAGGTATACTGTTGTGTATTCTGATGGAACCGTAGAAGATCTTACATCAGATCAATTCCTAATAACAGGTAGTGGTAAGGGTGTCACATTATCAGGTTTGACAGCAAGTCAATCAAATGTAGTTGTGCATAGCACACAACAAAAATCGAAAGTAAAGTCAAAACAGAAGACACTTATAAGAGAAGCTAAAAAGATTATCACTGGATCAAATAGAACTAACTCAGGTATAACCACTGGTCTTGCTGATGGTCTTACACCAAGTGCTGTATTTGGTAAGAGAGTACAAGACAGAGAGATATCTTTAGATGTTCCTGATGTTGTAAACATAGTAGCGGTATTTGAATCGTCTAGCACAGGTGATGCGATTGTACCTTTCCTTACACTAGGTTCATTCAACGGACCTAATGGTAATAATACAGACGTTATTGTTGGTGAGATTGGAATAGGTCAAAGTTCTGGTGCAGCAGCACAAGTTCTATCGAGAAATGGTACAACTAAAGTTGATGTTATTTTCCAAAATCCTACTGGATTCATTGAAAATGAAGAAGTAAGATTTGAAGAAAGTGGTGTAAGAGCAATATTGTCTAGTGTAGCAACAGGTGATCCTAATATTAGAGGTAACTTTACTCTTGATACAGGACAGAGAGCCGAGTATTATGATTACGGTAGATTAGTCCGTAAACAAGGGTTCCCTGAACCACAAGGTAGACTTACAGTCTTCTTTGATCATTACATTATAAACTCAGAAGATTCTGGTGACATTCTTACAGCCAACAGTTACACAAAAAATAATTATGATGGTGTACCTGCTTTTGATAATATAAGGAATACAGATGTTATTGATCTGAGACCAAGAGTAGCTTCATATTCTGGCACCAGATCACCATTTGAATTTGATTCAAGAGATTTTAGTGGAGGTGGTCAGTCACCTGCGGTTCTTGTTACTGATGAGAACATAACGTTTGATTACAATCACTACCTTGGTAGAATAGATAGGTTGTTCCTCAATAGAGACTCCACGTTTACTGTAAAGCAAGGAACACCTGCTGTTGACCCTGTTGAACCAGAAGGTATATCAGAGTCATTTGAATTAGCAAAGATAACCTATAAACCATACGTTTACAACGCAAAACGTGAGGTGACATTAGACTTCCGTGCTAATAAACGTTACACGATGAAAGATATAGGGACTCTTGATACTAGAATAAGAACTATAGAAGAGGTAACAGCATTATCATTATTAGAAAATAAAACTGAAAGTCTTGTCATTACAGATCCCACCACAGGTCTTGATAGGTTCAAGAATGGTTTTGTGGTAGATCCATTCCAAAACTTCCTTGTTGCCGACAAGTCAGTTCCAACTCTCAAGTATGATATCAATGAAGGAAACCTCACAGCAAGAAAACATTCAGATAGTGTGGATCTGCTTATTGGTTCTGCTGCTGTTGTGGGGACTAATGGCACTCCAGATCTTACAGTCGATCCCAGATTTGCCACAGACTTAGGTTCACCCAATATCAAAAAGACAGGTGATCTTGTCACATTAAATTACGAAGAGGTATTAGATAGAGAACAACCTTTTGCTACAAGAGTAGAAAATATCAACCCATATATGGAAAGAAGTTGGTCTGGTAATCTAACTCTCAATCCTGAATCAGATATTTTCACAGAAAGAGTATTTGAAGTAGAAGATGATGGTATTGGATTCTCAAATGATATTATAATCAATGAAGAAGCGATACCTGATATGAGAGAGCAGAACATTGCTTTCACTGGTACACGTTTGAAGCCAGGTACAAATCACTTCAATACATTTGCTGGTGAGGATATGATTGAAAATAATATCCGCACTATACCAAAACTACTAGAGGTTACACCTATACAAGGTGCTTTCCAAGTTGGTGAATCAGTTAGTGGAATCTTAATAACAAATCAAAATGCGAGTCAGGGTGTAGAACTTAGATTCAGATTAGCAGCACCTAATCACAAAGACGGACCTTTCAATAATCCTACAGTCACATATATCAATAATCCATACTCAGCGAACGTAGGTTTATCATCAGCATACTCAGAAACAACTACTGTCTTGAACATAGACATACAGTCGTTGAATCAAAAATCGGATGGTAATTTCTTTGGTTTTGCTCGTGTGGGTATGAGATTAGTTGGTGAGACAAGTGGTGCTGAAGCAGAAATCAATCAACTAAGACTTGTAACTGACGATATGGGGGCAGTTCTTGGTTCTTATTACATACCACCAAATAGATTCGAGAATGGTACAAACACTGCATTGCTTTCTAGTTTGAGACCACAGGACTCATTTACTGGTCTAAACTTCTCAAGAGCTGCAGCAGACCACTTCTCAGAGGGAACACTGATAACAAACACTACCCTTGAGAGAACAGAGCCAGCACCTCCAGTTATACCAAATCCTCTTGTTTTCAATATTACAAATATTACTCAGAATATTACTAATATCAATAGAACTATTATTCAAAACTGGATTGAAGAGGATGATGACCCATTAGCACAGACTTTCCAAGTTGAAGAAAATCCTGGTATCTTCATGACATCAGTGGACTTCTTCTTTGCAACTAAATCTGAGACTATACCAATAGACGTAAGAGTTGTAAATGTGGTCAATGGATATCCATCAAGAAATATTGTCAAAAATGGACAAGTAATATTGAATCCTGATCAGGTCAATATATCATCAGATGCTACTGTACCTACCACATTTACATTCAAATCACCAATATACTTACCAAGAGGTGAGTATGCATTTGTTATTGTTACTGCTACATCTGAATATAATCAGTGGATATGTCAAGTTGGTGAGACAGAAATTTCCACTGCAGATAATACACAGCTGGGACAGGTTATAGTAACAAAACAGCCTTCACTTGGATCTCTATTCAAAGGACAGACAGCTGGAACATGGACTCCATCTCAGTTGGAGGATATGAAGTATGTTGCAAGAAAGGCGAAGTTTACATTGGACTCAGGAACACTCAGATTCTATAATCCACAACTAGACACATTTAGTAGTAGAAATAATCTTCCTGAAAATCCAATAGAAACATTTGCAAAGCGTGTGACTGTTGGTCTTGGATCTGCTATTGGTGATGGTATTATAGATCTTGGAACACAGATAAAACAAGATGCCAATACGGGAGCATCAGGTATTGTGGCAGCAAAACTTGGACATCTTGGTCAAACAGCCAACACACTCAGTATCACAAATGGTGGTGTAAATTACGAAGACGCAACATATCCATCTGTTAGTTTTGTAAGTCTTACAGGGACTGGATCTGGAGCTGTAGGTGTCGTCACTGTGTCTAGTGGTGTTATCACTGGAGTCACAGTTATAGATGGTAGCACTGGAACAGGGTATCAAGTAGGTGATACTTTGAGTGCTTCTCTTGGCACTAGAGGATTAGGTCAGAATCTATTACTCACTGTTGGTGTAACAACTGGTGTAAATTCACTTCTTCTTACCAATAGTAAGGGCACATTTGACACAACAAATCCAATACAATATCACGATGCTTCCTTAGGTTATGGTGTGACAGTGGCAGGTATCATACCATCCACAGTTACAACAAATACTGATCAGTATGATGGACTTCATTTCAAAGTCTCACATCCTAATCATGGAAACCACGCTGCAAATAATACGGTCAAGATACTTGGCATCACTGGTGATACTGTCCCAACAAAAACTACCGTTGCTTATGGAGTTAGTGACACGAGTGTGGTTAGTGTTGCAAGTAGCACTGGATTCAATTTCTTTGAGGGAGCACAAGTAACAGCCAGCAATCCTGGTTTCGCATTGCTAGGTGATGAAATCATACAATATACATCTGTTGGTACTAACCAGTTGAGTGGTACTATAACCAGAGGAAATGATAATACGTTTGCAAGAACTTATCCTATAGGAACACCTGTACAGAAATATGAATTGTCTGGTGTATCACTTAGAAAAATAAACACACAGCACTCATTGATAAATGTATCTTCTTCTATTGAGGATAAAGTTACTCTTGACTCATATCATGTGAAGATCACTGGTTCTACATTATTCTCTAAGGATAAACCTGGTGGTGGTACAAAAGGTAAGGGCACCACTAACGTATTGTTCGACACACTTACACCTGCAATAGCACATAGTGTACCTAAAGGCACAGTTATCGATGCAAGAATTAGAACTTCAGGTGCAACAAGTGTAAGTGGTAGTGAGGTATCATTCGGTGATAAATCTTATGAGGGTATTTCACTTGTAAATGAAACTAAATTCCCTGACCTTCGCATGGTTGCATCTAAAGTAAATGAGTCAGTTCAAATGACAACAAGGCCAGGTGAAAAATCTTTGACTGTTGATTTGAATTTGGGTACTGACAATGAAAATGTCTCACCTGTGATTGATGCATTCAAAAGTTCTATCAATGTGTCAACAAATAGAATCAATAAACCTATTGATAACTATGCAACAAGTAGTAGATCAAATCAACTTGATGATCCTCATGATCAATTGTATCAAACTAAAGTAGTCATGTTGGAGAACCCTGCTACATCAATCAAAGTAATCTTCGGTGCGTTCAGACCACCAGCTTCAGATATCAGAGTGTTGTATAGATTATTCAGAGCAGATACTGATTCCTTAGATAAAGTATTTGAATTGATGCCTGGTTTTGAAAACTTAGATTCTGCTGGATTCGTTATTTCTGAAAAGAATAATAATGGTAAACCTGATAGAAATGTGGTTCCTAGTTTAGATAACCAGTTTGTAGACTATGAGTTTACAAAAAATGGTTTACCACCATTTACAGGATTCCAAGTGAAAGTTGTCTTCTCATCAACAAACCAAGCAGCAGCACCTAAGTTACTTGACTTCCGTGCTATTGCTGTGGCATAATGAAGAAGTTCCTTTCTGCTTTGAAAGTTCGACGTTGGCCAGTAGAATGGTGGGACGAAGAGGTAGAAGCAAAAAGAAGGAAAGAGGAACTACGTAAAAAGAGAATCAAATCTCTGTATCCTAGCAATGGAAAAAGAACATGATCAACGCATGGTCACTTGCAGCAGAAGTATTGGAGGGCACACTTGATGAGACATACCCCATCAAAAAAAATCCCAGTAGAGAATCATCCGTCACTGATGAGGGATGTGAAGACGACAGCGATAGTGAACACTGACAGTGCAGCGTACGTGCGTTACATGAATGATAGAAATGCACGTCTTTCACAAAAGGACGAAATAGATAGACTCAAGAATGAGATAGAATTATTGAAACAATTAATACATCAACGAGATAAATAGGTTTATGGCAGTTCCATCAGTCAATATACAAATAGAACAAGGGACAACTTTCTCTTCAACATTTGATGTGAAGAAGCAAGACAATTCCCCTTTGGATCTTTCTGGATTCAGTTTTAGTGCAAAATTGAGGAAGCATGCTGCTGCAGCAGGTTCAATAGGATTTGCTGTAACTTATGGATCTACACCTACTGATGGTCAGGTGACTTTATCCATGACTCCTACTCAAACTGGTATCATAACCGCAGGTAGATACGAGTATGATGTATTAATCTCTAACAACTTTTCTGGTGCAAAAACAAAAATTTTCACTGGACAAGCAATGGTAAACCCTACATCATCTATGTGATATGTCTCTTGTAAGACTAAGTTCATCACATGCTGACGATGATATAGGTGGACAACCATCAGTTAGATTCACTAGAGACAAAGAAGAATTCAACGTTGTACAAGATGATGAGTTCTTTATTGTAAAACTAGGAGAACAAAAATCTGTATTTTCTGCTGAAGACGAAGAAGTGGCAAACCTAAGAGACATCTCAGACATCAATTCAACAATGATAAGTGCAGGGGTTGGCACTAGCTTCATTCTTACTTATGATGCTGTGGAGGATAATTTTAAATTTGTCTCTCCAGATGACATTATAGATTCTGCAGTTGGTAATGTATCAGGTCCTGCTGGATTTAGTGATACAGTTATAAACAACCTTGTCGATAAACTTGATGTTGAATTAGATGATAAAATTGATCTCGACGCTGGAACTTGGTAATTTAATAAATATAAAGACAGGAAAAACAAACAAAAATGGCTGCTCCAGTACTACAGTTTAAGAGAGGTAACCTTGCGAGTTTGCCAGGTTTACAAGCAGGTGAACCAGGATTCACCGTCGATAAGAATGACCTATATGTTGGTATAGACTCTACAACAACCAACAACCAGTTTATAGGATCAGCAAGATTTTGGGAGAAGGGAGATGGCACTAATGCATCTGGTGTCAAGTTAGTCGAGGCACAAAATAATGGTGCTAGTGCAATCACAATCAAGGCACCTGCTGCATTGTCAGACAACCAAGTCTACACAATGCCAGCAGAAGCAGTCAATAATGGATTCTTGAAGTGCAATTCATCAGGTGAATTTTCATTTGATACTACACCTCAGAACGCAGGTGCAGTTACAGAAATTACAGTTGCAGATGAGTCAAGCGACACTACATGTTTCCCGATGTTTGCTGTATCTGCCACAGGTGACATCGAACCTAAGACTGGATCTAATCTAACATTCAACTCTTCATCAGGAGTTTTGACAGCGACAGGATTTGCAGGTGCACTGACTGGTAATGTGACTGGTAATGCGTCTGGGTCATCAGGATCATGTACAGGTAATGCAGCAACTGCTACTGCACTAGAAACAGCAAGAACAATAGGTGGCGTATCATTTGATGGTACAGCAAACATCAACTTGCCAGGTGTCAACTCCGCAGGTAACCAAGACACAACAGGAACAGCATCTTTAGCAACTCAATTTACTGTTACTGCAAACAACTCAACAAACGAAACTGTCTTCCCATTGTTTGCTGATGGTGCAACTGGATCTCAGGGGGCAGAATCTGATACTGGATTGACTTATAATCCAAGCACAGGTGCTTTTACATCAACGAGTTTTGTTGGTGGTTTGACAGGTAACGTCACAGGAAATGTCACAGGAAACGTAACTGGTAATATCACTGGTAATCAATCTGGTGGTACAGTTTCTGCTACATCTGCAGCAATAGCCGACCTCACATCTGGAAGAGTTGTACTAGCAGGTACATCAGGTGAACTACAGGACAATGGTAATCTTACATTTGACGGTTCTACATTGACAGTCACAGGTGCTACGAGTGTCACAACTAATCTCACCGTTGGTGGTAACCTAACAGTCAATGGTACTACCACTCAGGTCAATACAACAAACACAACTATTGAAGACGTTCTTCTTGAACTACAAGTTGTTGACGGTGGTGCACTCAGCAGTGACACAGACAAAGACGTTGGTCTTGTATTGAACTACTACAGTGGTTCTGCAAAGAAAGCAGCAATATATTGGGATGACTCAGCAGGTAGAATAGCAATAGGTGCAGAAGTATCTGAGTCAGCAGGGGTATTGACAGCGAGTGCATACTCAGGACTAGAGATTGGATCTCTATTTGTAAATGATTGTGCTGGTCAGACACAAGTTATATCTTGTTCTGGCACAACACGTTCTCTTGAAAACATTACAATCGATGGTGGATCTTTTTAGACGGATAAACTTTAGACACTTCCAACAAGATAATTATCCTACGAAAGAAAAAATAGAAGAGATATTACAAGAAGCAATAAACATTGCTCCTGTTGACAAAGAGTTTTTTTCGTGGCGTTTAGAAATTCATGGTCCTGAGTATGCAGAGCAAAAAGCAGAGTTAGTTTTAGATACTCCCACATTTTATACAAAAGATGATAATGGTATTGAACTAACTCCGAACTCATACATTCCTAAGTATGGACAGGAGCAGTGGGATGAACAAATAAGAAAAGCATATGTAAAAAGACCTGGTTCATTCAATTGTCAAACACAAGCACCTTATCTTATATCAGTAATAACTCATAAATCTATATTTGATGATAAAGACACCGATCACTACGTAGGATATAAACCTGAACGAGTACATCCTGGCATGCAGAGTTATAGGCACTGCATAAACATGGGCATATTCATTCACAGTGTTGCTTTAGTAGCAAACAGTCATGGTGTGGATTTTGCATTTTGTTGTAACTTACATAGGCAAGTAAATCCTATACTCAAATCTATTAAAAGGGATGAAAAATTTATAGTATTTCTTGGACTGGGATATTTTGATTGGTCACTTGCAGGTACAGAGGGACATGATGATCAATTTGTAAAAACTGACGATCCTGATATTGTAAGAAGAAGAACAGGTGGTGTATATAATATCAAGGAACATACAAGAACAGGATTCAAAACAAAGAAACCTAAGACTGAACAAATAGCAATTTGGATGTGATATATAAAACAGTAATATAATTTTTTATCATGAATGAAGAAGTACAAGCAATTCTTCAAGTCTATCAAACACGAATAAACAATCTCACTGCACAGAACATTGCTTTTGAGGCAAAGATTTTGACTCTTACTAAACAGTTACAAGAACTTCAACCACCTGCACCTGCAGTTGATGGTGGAGAGATAGCGGATAAGGCAGCGTCTAACGAATAGTACATATTTGCCAATTGATTCATCACTGGATGTTTGTGCACAAAATCATCATCTGATATTATGATTACTTTTTTGCCGAGAGCATGACCGTATGATATCTCAAATATTGTGCCGTAAGATGGTCTCCTCTCATTTATTGACTTAGGTAGATGAGCAAAGACTATATCACAATTTTCAACATTCAGTTTTGTATCTTCAAATATTTCAGACTGACTACCTAAATGATATTTGGGTACGATAGTTTCTATCGTGTCTGGTACTTTACTTTGTACGTAATTTCTCCATAAGAATATTTCTTCTTCTGAGCATATTTCTATAGGTCCTGCCAAATAAATCTTCATGATAAAAGACGAACAACTTATATTTTATATAGCAGTACCTGGTAGTGGATGGGCAAAACTTTCACTATTACTGGGATGTTGTGCCAAGATGAATCTCAATAAATCTGATAGAAGAGGGGATAGAGAGGAGACAGGTAAAGGTGGAGATACAGGATGTGTTCATCATAAGGGGGCATTCTGGGATCCTCTTATGGAATTTGGTGATGGGTTTGATGATCTAGAAAAGAATCATACCAAAGAATCTTTCAAGTCTGAGTGTCTTAGACCATTCACTGAGATCAACGATCAGAACTATCTAATTAGGTCACACTTCTTTGCAGAAACAAAGAACCTGAATTGGTTGAAAAAGAATTTTCCCAATAATAAAATAATCTTGGTACTAAGAGATACTAAGTTATGTTATGAAGGGTGGAATATTGCCATGACTTTCACTGGTAATTATCCAAAGTACAAGGCATGGATGAAGGTAAAAACACAGGAGCACCACCCACTGAACTATGAAAAACTGAAGATGCTCATTGAGAGGCATGATAAAATGATAAGAGAGTTTGTACGTGATCATGATTGCTACATAATACAACCCAACAAAACCTTTATCAATAGATTGGGATATGTTTGGGATGATGAGGGTAAAGAAGAATATGATAAATTGATCATGGTGCATCAGTTCTTCAAGTCAGAGGTACCAATGTTTGATGCTCCTTTTGTATTTTACAACTGCGATGAACTCTTATTTTAATGGGATCTGGAAAGACACGAATTATGAATACCTTGAGCATTCTGGCTATTCTTTGGTCGATTACGTTAATAATCAAAAACCATCTAGTGTCTTAGATGTTGGATGTGGATATAATAAACTTAAAGATAAGATTCATAATTTAGTGGGTATAGATCCTTTCAATGACGCTGCAGATATAAAAGTATCAATAGAAAATTATAAATCAGCACCGTACGATATTGCTCTATGTTTGGGATCAATAAACTTTGGCGATGAAAAAACAATTGACAATCAGATAGAAAAGCTTCATACACTTTGGAGAAGTAAAGCGATATTCAGAGTCAATCCTGGCATACCTCATGCAGGTTGGGATCAATTTATAGAGTGGTATCAATGGACACCAGAAAAGATATATTCAATCGCTGAACAATATAAATATGGTGTAGAGTGTCTCAAAATGGAGTACACAAAAGAAAAAGATCTCAGATACTTTTTCATATATACTAAATAACAATTGTAGATAGGTAACTTAAAATGCTTTCTGGAACAGATTTCGTCAAGAAGATCAAGGAAGGAAACAAAGAATTATTTGAAGCATCACGCTCAAACGTTCGTCGTTTCTTCGATTCTAAACCATCTGATGAGTATCTTGTCGAGCACTTCCGTGGACGTATGGTCAACGAAGCTCAGAACATGTACGCAATCGCTGGTCAAGTCGCATCCGCAGATCCTTCTACAGACGTAAAAGACTTAGAACTTCTAAGCCGTCAAGCTATGGACGAAGCAAAGCACTTCC